GAATATGATAGAGATTCAAAAGCTGCTAATAGAGATTTTACTTACGACCGAGCTAGTTATATTGAAGATATGACTAAAGGATCCGGAAGAAAGTTTTCTGAAGGTGGATCTGTCTACACAGAAGAAAAAACAGTTAAGCAACCAAAATCTGCTGGTGGTAAAAGTACCATGAGAGGTATGGGAGCTGCAACTAGAGGTGGTAAATTTTCTGGAGTATTCTAGAAAATGGACATTGAAGATTTTTTAGATAAAGATAAAATAACTTTAGAAGAAGTTGTATCTAGAGTTATTTGTTTTAATAATGTAAAAGATAGATGTAAGTGTTTATCACCCTTAGATTGTAAAGATCATGGGGATTATAATATGTCGGCTTTATCGACAATACTTTTACTGCAAAATGTTCGATATGAAGCAGTAAAAAAATCGGAGATTAATTAATGGCTTCAACAGAGAGACCTTTTGGCCCCGGTGGAGAAGAAGAAACCGCTTTAGAAATAGAGCAACTTCCAGCTAATGGGCAAGTACCTACAGACCTTTTAGAAGTTATTGAATCAGGTTCTTTTGAAACTGAGGATGGTGGTATAGAGTTTGGTCAAGAAGAAGTTATTCAGGAAATGAACACAGTTCCATTTGATGCTAATTTAGCTGATTATATGGAAGAAGACCAACTTCAAAATATATCTAATGATTTGTTAGGTGGTATAGAAGAAGATAAATCTTCACGAAAAGGTTGGGAAGAGGCTTATGAAAAAGGTATTAAATTACTTGGAACTTTAGATTCAGAAAGGTCAGAACCATTTGAGGGTGCCTCAAATGTTATTCATCCTATGTTAGCAGAAAGCGCTACTAAGTTTCAGGCTATGGCATATAAAGAATTATTACCGCCAGGCGGTCCAGTACGAACAATGATTATGGGAGATTCTAATCCTGAAGTAGATGCTCAAGCAGATCGTGTTCAAGAATTTATGAATTATCAAATCACTTATGAAATGGAAGAATATGATCCTGAAATGGACCAGCTCCTTTACTACCTTCCATTAAGTGGTTCAGCTTTTAAAAAAGTTTATTACGATCCAACAATGGCAAGACCATGCGCTCGTTTTGTGCATGCTGAAAAATTAATTGTTCCTTATAACACTACGGACTTAGTATCTGCTTCACGCATAACACATCAACTTAGTATGAATGGTAACGATGTTCGTAAAATGCAATTATCTGGTGTTTATAAAGATGTAGATTTACAAAGCGGTGGTTATGTTAGCACTAGCGAAGTTGAAGAAGAAATAGCAAAACAAGAAGGAATAGAAAGAACATCATTTGATAATGATGTTTTTGAGCTTTATGAAGTTCATACATTATTAGATTTAGAAGGTTTTGAAGACTCTAGTAATGGCGAGGTAACAGGTATTAAAGTTCCTTACATAGTTACCCTTGATGCTGTTAACGGTAAAGTTTTATCTATTAGAAGAAATTATGCTGAAAGCGATCCTTTAAAAAAGCCAAGACAATATTTTGTTCATTATAAATTTTTACCCGGATTAGGTTTTTATGGTTTTGGATTACCGCATATTATTGGTGGTGTTTCCCGTTCAGCAACTTCTATTCTCCGACAATTAATTGACGCTGGAACATTAGCAAATTTACCAGCTGGTTTTAAAGCTAGAGGTATTCGTATTCGCGATGACGATGTTCCTTTGCAGCCGGGAGAATTTAGAGATGTAGATGCTCCTGGAGGTTCATTGCAAAATTCATTGATCCCTCTCCCTTTCAAAGAGCCTTCAGGAACTTTGTTTAATTTATTAAAACTTTTAGAAGATAGTGGTAAAAATTTTGCGGCTATTGCAGATCATCCTTATCAACAAATGGATAAGAATGCTCCAGTCGGAACAACATTAGCAAATCTTGAACACGGAACGCGTGTTATGTCTGCTATCCATAAAAGATTACATTATGCACAAAAAGTAGAATTTAAACTACTAGGTGTTTTGTTTAGAGATTATTTACCACCATCTTATCCTTACATGGTAAATAATGGTCAATCGGAAGTAAAACAAACTGACTTTGATGACAGAGTTGATATTCTTCCAGTTAGCGATCCTAATATTCATTCATTGGCACAGCGTATAGCTGTAGCACAAACTGAACTACAAATAGTTCAATCCAATCCTCAAATTCATGGACCTACTGGGCTATGGGAAGCGTACCGTAGAATGTACGAAGCCATAGGCGTAAAGAATGTGGAGCAGATCCTGCCTCCTCCTCAACAACCTCAACCGACCGATCCAGCACTCGAAAATGCTGCGGCATTGCAAGGCGGTCAATTGCAGGCTTTTGCTCCACAAGACCATGATGCTCACATAAAGGCACATACTGCTGCATTAGCTACACCTACTATTGCAACGAATCCACAAGTAGCGTCTGCTTTACAAGCTCATATCTATCAGCACTTCTCATTTAAAGCGAAAGCTATGGCCTTAGCAGAATTGCAAAATAGTGCTGAATATCAACAATTAATGCAACAGTCTGGTGGCCAAATACCTCCTGAGCAACAGCAAGCTTTACAAGAAAAATTAGAAGAAGAAGCAGCGCTTGATATTGCTGAAATGACAGAATTATTTACTCAAACTGTCGAACAAGATTTACAAATAGATCCACTTGTTCAATTAAGACAAAAAGAGCTAGAGTTAAAAGAAATGGATCAAGAACGAAAAGGGCAAGAATTTCAACAACGTTTACTACATGACATAAGATCTGATGATGCTGATATTCAGGTTGATAAAGAAAGATTGCGATTGCAAGAAAAAAACATTGACGAAAGAACAGAAATTGCCCAAGAAAGAATAGACGTTCAAAGAGAAAAACAACGATAGAGAGGTCGGAGATGATTTATTATGTTACCAAGAGCATTTTGGCGCGACTTATCTGTAATTGCACTATCACTAATAGTTGTTAGTTCTATTGTTATAGCTGAAGACAGCAACATAACAAATACGACTACGACGACTTCTACTGTTACTAGCAATAATACCAATACAAATAATAATACCAATGTGAATCAAAGCACTAGCACAAACACGAATACTAATTTTAATACTAACAATACGACAATTTCTCAGACCAACAATTCGACATCGAACAATACAAATGTGAACACATCAACGGTGACGAGTACGATTAATCAAACACAAAATGTTAACAACACTTCTTTGATAACTAACAACTCTACATCAGAAAATACCAACTTGAATACCAATAATTCAACAAATGTTTCGACAAATACTAACAACAATAACAATGTTAGTTCATCAACTTCTGATGTCACAACGAGCAACCAGAATGTAAATCAAAATACATCAACAAATGTGAACACAAATAATTCCACAAGCCAAAGTTCACAAAAAGTGACACAAAGAGTTAAGTCGCCGCCTCCTTCAGCGGTGGCTCCATCCATTATGTCTTATTCCCAGGACCTTTGTACTTCGGGGGCCTCATCGGCAGTCCAGACACAATTCTTTGGTATATCTACCGGGAGAAGTGTACGGGACGAAAACTGCGAACGCTTGAAACTTTCCAAAGGTCTCTATGATATGGGGATGAAGGTCGCAGCCGTTGCATTACTTTGTGAGGATGCTCGCGTGTGGAGATCTATGATGCAAGCTGGCAGCCCATGCCCGTATAAAGGTAAGATAGGTGAAGAAGCAAAAATTGCATGGCAAGAAAATCCACAAGACAGACCAGACTGGGACGAAGTAAAAAAAGAACTTACTGGTTATGAAATAAAAGCATATAGAAAAGGCGACTTCTGTAAGAAGTATCCTAAGCACAAGATATGTTCAGGCTAATCACACTATTATTTTTAACGACATCTGCATGGGCGACTGATCCTGTATTCACAATTGGTTCTGATCCTATTATTGATATAACTGGAACCGGCACTGGATTAAGCCTTGGAGACGATTCGATGTCAGGCCTTAAAAATATCGGTTTCGACTTCACCTTCTATGATCAGACCTTCTCTCAAGTAAATATATCTATGAACGGCTTCTTTACCTTCCAGTCAAATTTTTCTGTGCCTAGAGTAAGAAATTACAGATCGGAAACGCTCCCAGCTACTTCATTTAACTACTCTGTCTTTCCTGCATGGTCTGATTATATTAGAAGGTCTAGTGGCAATCAATCTCCATACATACAAACATTTGGACAAACAGCAGATACAGATCAATACTTTGTTATTATGTGGGACAATGTTTCTGAGTATAGTAATGGGTTAAAGAGTACCTTCCAAGCTATACTATACGAAACGACTAATGAAATTTCTTTTCGCTATGATGAGCTGCGTATCCAGAATCACGATTTGACCATCGGAATCCAAGGTAACAACGAAGCCGTGACGTATATGCGGTATGAAGACACCAATAATACAACTTTTATTGAGACAGATGATTTTAGTGTAAGTACAGCTATTGATGAGTCTTTTAGTAACCTTTCTTCTGAGTGTTTAATAGATGCAGATTTTAGTGAATTATGTGATGTGTATGATTTAACAAATGATTTTGAAAGTGATAACTTTCTATACGGAGTAGATGAGGATATAATATTTGGTTATGACGAAGATGAAATGTTTTATGGATACAATATGGGAGAGGATGAATTTGCAGACACCTCTACGATTGTTCTTGGAGTTGTTGGGGATAGGGGTTCTTTTAATTATAATGACGGTGATATTTTTATCACTGATGATATTGACTTTGATTCGTTCATAGATGTAAACTTAGAAGATGATACATTATTTATACATCTTGATAGCGAGTACGATATTGAGTTCCTTGATCCATTGCCTGATTTGGAAGAAATCGACTTTTTAGAAATAGTCGAAATAGAAGAAGAAGAATTTATCCAACATTTTGAAGAAGTACAAGAAAGAATGGAAGAAGATTTTCTTGTGTTTATGGAAGAAGAAATTTCTGAAGAAGAATTTGTTGAGGTTATAGAAGAGTTATTTAACGAAGAAGAAGCTATAGAAGAAGAGGAAGAGGCATTAGACGAAACCATTAATGAAATAACTCCAGAAGAAGTTGAAGAAGAACAAGAAGAAAAAGGAGCTACGAGAAGAAATATAGTAACAACTAGAAATCTTGTTTCTAATCTTGTTTCTAGTGTTGTAAGGGGAAGTTACACTTCATCTAACAGTAACAGTGGTAATAATACAAGTTCCGTAAATGTTTCTAATACATCAATGGCAAATGTTAATTCACCGACAGTTTCAAACCAAGTAGCAGATAATCAGGTTCAAACTAATACAGTTTTACAATCTATTACAATTATGCCTATGCCTGGAGTAGACAATACTCCTTCTGTTGTTATGGCCGAAGTTCAAGTAACAACTATGGAGAATCAGATAGAAAGTGTTACTTCTTCTGTTATGACTGCATCGGAAGCAGACCAAGTAGCCGAACAAATTGTTTCTCAAAATATACAAGCTCAACAAGAAGAGAACCAAAGAAGTCAAAACGAATCAGGTGAATATAATGTGCAAGGACAAGCTAACCTTTTAGCTTTTATGGGTTATTCAGCCGGATTTAATGATTACCAACAAATGAATATACCAGATGCAGCTAACTGGTACGAACCAAAAATAATATATGCAAATGTTATTTTAGATGATAATATTGCCGGGTATTATAATTTAG